TTATTAACTAAAAGTTACTGTTTGTGAGTCTGTGTCAGCGTCTGATCCACCTTTATCAAGTGAAATCATAGTTGCCCATACTCTAACTTTTGCATTAATTGCACCAGTACCAACTGTGATTCTGATAGCATCAGCAGAACTATTTGCAAAAGGTGCAGCTAAGATAGCCATTTGGCCAGCAGCAGCTACAGTTGCAGCAGCTACATATTGGTCAGCGTCTGCACTATCACCTAATGCGATTGTTCCACTGTTTCCAGCAGAGTCAGCAGTTAATACATCAACGCCTGCAGCAAGTACCATTGTGTTTGCTGGAACAGCAATAACATCAAAAGTATCAGTAGCAGCGTTAGTTGTAGAAGAAAAATCTACAACTTCTGATGCGATTCTTACAGTATCACTAGATGCTTTGATCTGAGTGTTTGTGTTTGAACTATTATAATCAGTCATTGTTTATATTCTCCTACTTATTAACCAATTGTTATAACACCAGAGTATACAGCGTCATCTCTTAAGATTTTTCTTCCGAAAACGTGTAATCCTCTTACGATGTCAGCGAATGAATCAGGGTCTCTGATTAATTCTGTTTTTGCAATGTGGTTAGCTGTAGCTACAGCAGACATATGTCCATATAAGAATGCATATTCGTTTGCACCTGATGAACCAAATGTTTTGTTTGCAGCACTTCCACTAGACACAGCAATTGCGTTAGTCATGTACATGTTAAAACCAAATAACGGTTTGTCAGTAACCATACCGTTTCTGATTTGTGATACACCACCATCGTTCAAGATTGATTGGTCTGAAAGTTTAGCACCAGCTTTTCTTAATTGTTGAAAGAAAGCAGGCGGTGCTACTAACCATCTATTTTCTTCTGGTACGTCATTCCCATCAAGAATTGTTTTAGCAGCTGAAACTATATCTGCTAAAGTATCTGTACTAGCATCACCATCAATTGGTGAACCATCAGTACCTGTGTTACCAGCTGATGTTGAAGCGTTATCGTAGATGTGCTTCAATACGTTGAAGTCATAGTTTCTTTTTAATGAGTATGCACCTGAAGAGGTTGCAAGAGCTTCAAAGTTTACATGAGATTGTCTTTCTTCAATGTCATCTACTTTAAAAGCAAAGTATGAACCTTGATCAACTGTCATAGTGATTTGGTCATCAGCTAAGTCTTGTGTAGAAACAGCTGTACCTCTTGCATAATCTGCAACAGTGATTGTAGGTTCTTTTATTATTTTAACAGTATCGCCAAAATTTTCAATTTCTCCAGCGTAATCAGTGTTAGTAATATCTTCTACCACTGATGCTCTTCTGAAGAATTTTTGAACCTTCTGACTAAAAATTTGTGGAGTGAAATTACCTGAAGGTAAGTTTCCGTATCCACCAGCACTTCCAAAAGCCATGGTTGTACCCTCCTTAGTTTAGTTTAGTTGATTGTTTAACTTTGTTCAATCCTACCTTCTAAACGAGCAAGATCAATATCCTTTTCATGTTTCTCAAATTCATGAGGTTTCATTTTAGATATTTCACTTACAGTCCAAACTTTCTTTTTAGGAATTTCAGATTCAGTACTTTTTCTAGTTTTAGAAATTGCTTTAGCAGCTTCTTTTTTAATATCCTTTTCTTCTTTCTTAGATAACGTACTAATGCCACGATCTACTTTATATAAATCAATAGCTCTAGCAGCTAACTTAGAATTGGAAGTATTTTCATACAACCAACTTTGAATAGTAGGATCTTGTAGTTGAGCCCATTGATGAAAATCATCTTCTTGTCGAAGACTATTAAAATCTGGGTGAACTTTAAGAAGTTCTACTTCAGCTTTTTCTCTAGCAATTTGTTCCTGTTGCTTTTGCAAGTTTTGATATTTTTCTTCAACATCTTTTGCTCTAGCATCAGCCTTTGTCATGGCAATTGTTTCTACCATGTCATAGACATCGGGATACTCCTTTTTCCAAGATTCTAATTCCTCTTTAGATTTAGGAGGTGTAAATTGCTGAGTACTTGATTCTAATTGTGTCCGTAAAGAAGAAAGCTCTTCCTTATGTTTTTGAATAGTAGAATCATAGTGTCTTTTCAAATCGTCATAACGTTTCTTAAAGACACGGTCTTCAGCGTTAGCAGGGCGTTCAGCGATAGGAGTAGCCTGATTATCTGTTTGATCTGCAGTCTCTTCAGATGCATCGGTGTCCTTCTGCTCGGTTGCTGCGTTTGCTTGTTTGTCTCTTTGTTCCTGATGATATTTAGATAATTTACCTGTTAGAAACGCTTTTGTTTCTTCATCATCCTCACCTCTATCTTTATGATATGGGTTTGAATTTGGTATACTAACTTTTTTCTCTTCAGTTTCAGAGACTCTTTTTTCTTCTTCCATTATTTTTACCTATTGGTTGAGTGCCTTATGGATAAGGGTAGCTCGATTCCATAATTTTTGTGGGCCGAAATTAAACTTGTTCAGTATCTATTGATTGATAATCAATATCTCCTGGTTGTTCACTTTCGGGTGGCACAGGTTGTTGATCCATCTCTTGACTAGATGCAAGATCAGCTATAAAACTTTCTACAGCTTGAACTTCATCTGCTCCACCATATCTTTTAGTTGCAAATGTTTTTACAACTGAGACAGGTAGAACTACGTTCTCTTCTGGTAGCGTTGATTCTTCCAATAAAGGAGTTAAATCAGGTGCTATTTTTCTAAGAACA